GTTTTTATCTCCTTTATAAGCAAGACTAATGTTGTAGACCTATAAAGCATCTACAACATTATTTATACTACTATAATTTCGCAAAAAAAGCTACTATTTTGGTTAAACAAGTGCTTTAGGATTGTCAACTAATTCATCATCAATCACCACTTTAATAATATTGCTATCCTTATACTTCCTAATATGGAACATATGTGGTAGCAAAATTCTTTCGATTTCAGTATGTAGGCCACGGGCACCTGTCTTTAGATCGATGCAGTTTTGTGCAATCTTTTTGATAGCACCGTCAGTAAACTCTAATACTATATCATCGATGCTAAACAAATACTTGTACTGTTCAATAAAACTATTTTTAATTTCAGTTAGCACTTTAATAAGTTGTTCTAGTGTTAGTTCTTCTAGAGTGCAAGTTGTAGTGAACCGACCGATAAACTCAGGAATCATACCAAAACGAGTAAGATCGTCCGGTGACACTTCACTGAGATCCTGAGTTTCGTTCTTACTTTTAACTTCTGCACCGAATCCTATTGTGGTTCCTTGTGTTCTAGCCTTAATAACATTTTCTAATCCAACGAAGGCGCCACCGGCAATGAATAACATATTCTTAGTATCCACTTCGACAGTCTCGCCTTGCGGGTGCTTGCGCTTCCCTACTGGACTAACACGGCACTTAGTACCCTCAACCATCTTGAGTAGTGCTTGTTGCACGCCTTCGCCCGAAACATCACGGGTAATGCTAGTAGATTCACTCTTACGAGCAATTTTATCGATTTCGTCAATGAACACAATACCGCGCTCTGCTTTACTGACATCATTGTCAGCTAGCGCAAGCAACATAGAAATCATAGACTCAACATCTTCGCCAACATATCCTGCTTCTGTTAAGTTAGTAGCATCTGCAACCACAAAAGGTACGTTAAGATATTTGGCTACTGATTTGGCTAACATTGTCTTACCAGAACCGGTAGGGCCAATTAATAGCACATTTCCTTTTTGGATTTCCAAATCTTGAGGTGGATTGTTGATACGCTTATAGTGATTACTGATAGCAACACTTAGCACAATCTTAGCTTGGTCTTGTCCGATCACTAAGTCATCTAAATGGTCTTTAATACTGTAAGCATCGAAGTTTTTTGCATCAGCCTCTCTATGCTTGTCATTTGGAACATTATTGACTATCAACTGAGAACATAGGTCTATACAATCGCTACAGATTGCTACACCTTCGCCCACTATTAATTTAGTTACTTGTTCTTTTGGACTTCCGCAAAAAGAGCATTCGTTTAATTTTTTATCAGACATGAGATTACTTATCAATGCTTTATTCTATGTAAACTTAACTTAAACTTTTACGGTTCACTAGATATTCTTCTATCTGCTCTTTTTCAGCATCAGAAAGAAGGTCTACATCATACTCTCCGGATTCAATCTTACTCACTAAGTAAGCAATATATTCTTCATCATACAGGTATGAACTTGCTGTGTTCTTATTAATTTCAATCCATTTGTAGGTGTTTCAGGTACATCTTCTCGTACCACATCATCTGTTGGAATATCATTTGGTTGAATAGGTTCAGAAACATTTTCGTCCTCCTTCGGATCATCATATGCAGTTTCATGTGGCATATCGTCTAGGGGTTCGTCAAGCTTCGTATCTATGACTTCTTCCGTAGACTCATCTTCTTCTTTCTTTCGATTTCTTAAATCATCATCTAACCATCTATAGCTACTCTGTGCAGCAAGTACAAGGGTAAGAGCAAGAGGGTCAAAGACCATCACGATGAGAATAATCATCCAACGCACAGCACGTTCTAACAGATTACTGTCCGGATTATCTCCGTAGATAAGTGCAGCTATGTATTTGATAGGGCCAACTTCTGCCTCAATTTTGCGAATTTCTGCACGTATCGGTGCAGCTTCCTCACTTAATTTGGCAATTTTTACTTGTTCTGCTTCAATTTCATTGTTAAGGCGATTACGCTCTCTAGCCTGTTGTCTACGAACTTGTACAGCACGATTTGCTCCCTTGTCATCATCAGTTCTACCAAGTAGTTGGTCAACTTGATTGTTCATTTGCTCAAGGGCTACTTGATTCATAGCAATGTTTTCACGAGAAATCTTGATTCGTTAGGAATGCAAGTGCTACAACAGCAGGAATAAGATAAAGTTTAAGCTTCCACCCTGAACGGTCCCAGTATTTGTGTAACCATACAGTAGTTACAACTTTGGCAATTTCTAATGAGCCGCCCATGATAATGATTGGAATGACCGCCGCCGCAAAGATAGCAGTTAGGCCCAGTACAGAGTACCAGGCAGCAATGGCACTAAGCGTAAGTGCTACAAGGAGAGTTAGAGTTGGAAAACTAAATATTTTTCTTAAAAGCATCTATTATTTAGTCTCTGCTTCTCTCAATCCAAATAAGTGCCCGTAAGTAACATCAAATTCTTCTGCCATCATAACCATTTTGCGAGGAATTCCGGGACCCTGCGTGATATGATATGTAACCCATGGACCAATATCTCTGCGCTTGACTTGAACTACCTCAATGCGGTCGCCGTCTTCAAACGTGTAGCTTTTGCCTAGCAACTTTTCAGCCCATTCAGCAGTATCTTTTACTGCGTCATAATCTTCATCATATGGATCCATTATTCCTCACCTAATTCGTAATTAGTTTCATATCCGCCCTTAAGGTCTTGCCACCAATCATCTTCTGAATCGTAATCATAGTCAGCAAAGAAATCATAGAATAGGTCAGCTTCTTCGTCGGTCGGTCCTTCACCGATAACTTCAACGTCCCAACCTTCTGTATTATGGCTCACAATCTCTTTGAATCTGCCTAGCGATCCAAATGTATTGATGATATCTTCATCAGGAATGGTGTAGGTAAAGATACGGGTTACCTTGTGTTCTTCGTTCTTGATAATCTTCATTATTCTTCTCCAAACAATAGTTCTTTTGCTCTGATTTCAGTAAGTGCTTCATCCTTCATAGCACAATCATGGCAAATTTCTTCGTGATTTAATCCATATGGACGGCATTCATCAATGATGCCGCACATTTCGCAACGCTGTGGCGGCTCTTCTAAAGTAATTACGTAGTCATATTCATCGTCACTCATCGTGGTTTTCTCTTTTCATTATGTTCAAGATAGTTCAATACTCCGCGATATACAAAGTATAACAATCCACCCAACGCAGCAAAAACTAATACTGCTGGAAACTTTGCGATAGTATATATCAAGGCAACTGCAATAAGTAGCATAGCTAAGGTAATTAGTGTTGCTTTAAGTTTAATGTTCATGCTTTATCATCCCTAGTTAACTGGAAAACCTAGATAAACTCTTAAAGTTGAAGGCAACCGATATTCTTAAATCTGAATCATTGCATTCAGTAACACGATGATACAACATAGACGGGAATAATAGTAATTTGTGTTGTGTAACTGAAATTGATAAAGTTCCATCGCCGTTTTCAAATTCAATTGGTTCTGCTTTATCTGATGCAACCGGATAATAAATTCCGGAAAAATTAGAAAATCCATCTAGACGATTGTTAGGAAGATGATTGTGCCAACGATGGCTAGTTCCTTTATAATAAATGACAAACCAAAACTTATTGACCTCTACTCTTGTTTTAGAATTAGTTAAGGCGTTAGTTGAATTCAATTTATCTTCGACTGCTGTAATTAATTCAGTAAAAACTTCAAACTTGTCGTCATTATTACCCCTTATGTAATAAGGACTTTGCCAACCATCTTTTACAAGATCAGTCCTGTTACTTTCACTACCTAACAGGTTGAATTCATCTAAACACTTTTCTTTAATCGTATCAGGATCAATTATATTTTTTAAATCTAACTCATATATAGGTAACTTAACTGATTGAGTTACCGTATATTTTGGTGCAGCCTGTATTGTACTTTTTAATTTATCAAGAAATGCCATATTTTTACTTATCATCCCTAAATCTAACGAAGCGCGGAAAGCGCAACGAATATGTACCATCTTGGTTCTGTGTGATAGCATCAGCCATAATCTCAACAGTGCGACCAAAGATTAAGTTACGGTCTGCCCAAAGACTGTCACGCTCTGCATCACTGAATCCAGAACCAGCATTGACAGTAATTTCCTTACCATCATCAACGCCGTTGCAGACCAATGCACCCAAGCGATTTTTGTTACGACCGGTACCTTCTTCAAGACCAATCACTTCAAGATCAACAGTGATAGTAGGCTTCCACTTCATCCAGTCAGTGCTACGCTTGCATAGATAGGGAGCATCGAGGTTCTTAATCATAATGCCCTCGAATCCAGCAGCAACCATGTCTTTAGCATAACGGTCAATCTGACTCTTACCCTCGTGGGTGTCAAGGTCTACTTGCAAGTAAGGGAGCAGTTCCATATTAGGCATCTTGTCAAATGCAGGCTGCATAGCTTCAAGCAAAGCAATACGCTTACTCAACTGTGCATTCCAATGCCCGCGCCTAAAATCAGCAAGCGGGATAATGTCAAACACATGGAAGACGCTATCTTCGGCCGCAACATTTTCTTTACGACGAGCAAACCCTTGCTTGAGAATGCCACTTGACATGTGTTTAGTTCTGCCAGCCGCGGCGACAAGTTCGCCAACATTCTTGCGGACTTGTTCTTCAATGTGAGTGAAGTTATCAAACACCTTACCATTTCGGCTATAGCAAATTACCAAAGAGTGCTGATCCGGCAATGCCAAACCGCCGCCCACAACCATCAGTACACGAACGCCATCAAGCTTAGGCTCAAGCCGCTTCGTGCCCTTCATTTCAGGGCGCCCTTCGCCGTTAGTAGCAAGCTGGCAAGTGAAGATGGGAATCTCGTAATCTGTACCCTTGCAAATCTTGTTCACTGTAGTAGAACTAATGCCACTACGCATATCACGACGAAGGATAGGAGCAAGAAACAGGTTCCATTCGTCACTATCAAATCGTTCGGACATTTCGCTGATAGCGTCACGAGCATCATGGCCCGTAAGTTCTCGGTGCCAAAGACTGCCCAGCAGTTCAAAGAACTCATCATATGGATTTTCAGCATCAACGATTCCGATACTTTCTGGAATCTGCTTGACACCGAATGTGACATATGGATTGTAGCAGAACTTAAGACCCTGCAAAAAATTGATAGACACTGTATTGCCGAGTTTAGCAGCGGTTAGTGCTTGTCGGACAACATCTTCCTTATGCAGGCGTCCGTTGTCTTCGTTTAGTTGTGTTATAAAACTTGCGCTCATAATCTTCTTTATACTACATTAGAGGGTGAATGTCAATCAAAAAGGTACTTCATCCAATCGGTCATAGGGGAAGCTTTATTTGTTTACGGGAAAACTTATTACAGGAATCACAATGCCGGTCCTGTGCGTGATAATAGGATTCTTTATATGCTTTGCCCCATTTCTGCCACTTATGCCAGCCAATTCTACAGCCCCAAAAGGTCACGAGCAGTTCCTCTTCACGCAATGTACGGAATAAATTTTCTTTTTCGGCACTCATACTATCTTCACATAGTTAAGCTGGGTGCTATCTTCACGCTCATTACGATGGCGCTTGACCTTGCCTTCACCATTGACATTAGAAGTAACTTCCAACTTGTTGCGATGGGCAAAGAAGATTACCTTATTGTCAGGCGTAATAGCAGTGACGAAAAAGGTTCCCCACTGTTCGGAGAAGTTGCAACGAAGGATTTCAGCAGTAAACTTAATCTTATCGCCGACTTGACCAACGAATCCAGTAGCAGCGTTGACACGAGCATCAACAGTCTTGCGCTCATTTGCCCGAATATACGCAGCAGGAAGTGAAGAAATTATAGCAATGTCGTAGTTGCTACCAATCGTTTCAGTTTCAACGACACGAAGCATATTTTGTTCAAATTCAGACAATTTGCGATCAGTAAGCATCTTAAAAGTCAGGCTCTGACAATGCTGAATGACCTTTTCGCTAAGTTCACGGTCTTCGTCACGAATATCAAAGGAAGCGTCAAGAAACTGACGAATGAGAATCTTGTTGGGGAGACGAATAACATTACCTTCATCATCGGTAGCACCGATTTTGAGATAGCCACAGTTGGCGCGATGTGCAGCACACGCAGCAGCAAAAACATCAGTAGTCTTGTATGAAGGGCGAATCTCACGAGCCATTTAGTATCTCCTTGCTATATATTCACTATAGCATAGCAAAGATTGCGAGTAAGAAGTAAAAAACTCCTACAATCGCTGCAATAAATGCCAGCAAAAACATGAATATGAATTCCATTACTTGCGCCCCTCTAGGATAAAGTCACGAACACGCTCACGGTCGATGCTGTCATAAACAGGCTCTTCGCCGTTGCTGCGATACATCTTTTCAAGCTTGCGGGTAGCTGCTACGACTTCGGCAGGAGTAGCATCTACATCCTTGTAGATACCATCAATGCCGTTATAGAAGCTAAGCACGTAGCTGACAAAATCTTCGTTACCCATAAAAAATCTCCTTAGAAGCTATATTATCACTATAGCTCCAAGGAGATCTTTTGTCAACCGTTTTTTTACTTTTTTGGATTCTGATTTACAAAATCATACATCTTTTGAGCGGTCTCAAGGACCTTCTCAAGACCAGGGAATTCAGGAGCCGAGACTTTGGTAACAATCTTACCTTCGTCATCTTTTGACTGCGATACTTCCCAACCAAATAATTTGGCTTTATATTCTTCAATGACCAGCTTTTCAGCTAGGCCCAAAATATCAGAACGGATTTCATATCCATTCTTATTGAACTTAAT